GGTGAGGGTCATGGAGAGCTTGCAGCGCTCGAACGTATCCTCGATAAGCGCATCACACCAGTCTGCTGCATCGGCCAAGCCCTGTATGCTTGCCTTTAATCCATAAACGGGGTGCGCGACCAGATCCCCAAAACACAGCGCCGTGTTGTCGCTGTAAACCGTGATGTCTGTTCTAGGGTCATAGACTTTCCGGCCCTTGATGATGGCGCGGAATCTCGGCGCGGCGTCCAGCTCCCCCGTAGGGATGCGAAAAACGGAGTATGCAATTCCAACATCACCATCAGGCGTGCGAAGAACCATGTCGTCATCAAAGGCGGCTATCGCAGTGGAAAGCGTTGAATCCGTCGTTTGTGACGACAAACCGAGGTAGTCTGTTTGCGTAACGCCCACTGGTACGGCGGCGTTGTTTATAAAGACTTCCTCGATCTCCTCGATCTCGCCGTAACCCCACACAACACCCACGACAAGGTCTGTGCTGATCGTGCCAATCAGTGCAATCTGCCCCGGGACACTGTCTCGCCCGTAGATGATGCGAAGGTGTGCACCACCACCGGCAACGGTAAGTGAACGCTCGCGGGGGGTCGGGGCCGTCTGCTTAAGGGCTTGCGCAGGCTCGCGCCCGTTGGTTTTGCGGACGTAGCGGAATGTCTGCCCGCTGGCCGTGGTGAAGGTAAGCGCCATCAGTCGCCAGGCTCCAGGATAAGGATGTCGCCCTCCCACTCAATCTGAGTACCCGGGGCAATCACAAAGGCCGTCACCTCGTTTATCGTGTTGTTCGGGCTGTATCGGGTGGACGTGCTGACATGCTCAACAGACACAGAAACGCGATCACCACTGAACCCTGATGAGCGTATCTGGCCGTCTATAAGCGTGATTGCAGCCCCAGCCGGGAACACGTCGTTACTGCCCGGGGCTTCGGGAATGTAGCGAATGATGCAGGGCTGCTTGCGGTACGTTCCCCCTTGAATCTCGGACATACGGGAGGGCGACCACGGTAATGTTACAGTCGCGCTGAAACTGTCCTGTATGGCCGCGACATTCGCCCCGCCCGCCTCGTAGACATCGCCATCGTAGACAATGCGCCCGCTGCTGCTGTAAAGCTCCTGCTCGCCGCTGTGCCAGATTTCCACAAGGTATAGGGGTCTTGTGGCCCTGGCTTCAACGTTGTCCAGTTGGTCTTGTGTGAGGTACAGCGGCATTAGACTTTCTGGCCGTAGAATTCAACCGTCACCTGATACACGCCGCCACTCAACAGGCGTATCTGCGGATCGCTCCAGAAGTACCCCCGGACAGTGGCCCCACCCAACCCATCACCAGAGATGTCAAACTCCGTGGCGACGTTGGTCTGCAGGTAGTCCATAAGGGCGTCCGCGGTATCCTCGATCATCGGGATGAAGGCCAGCCCGAATGTCCGATACCCAAGCCCAATCTGACGGACAAAGGGGGTGCCGTCGTCTGCCTTATCCCTCGTCACCCCGGGAGCGTCCGCCCATGCCGTGTCAATCGTCAGCGGGTATGTCGCGATGGGGAATGCAGTAGCCATTATCGCGCAAGCTCCGGGGTATCAAAGCCAGCCGCACCGAACGAACTGGCCGCACTCGCCATGATGTTGGCGGCATTCAGCATCGTGGTTGCCGCTACCTGCTGATCGTTCGCCGCCTGCCGCAACATCCCCTGAAGTTCCCTATTCTGTCGCTCCTGCTGCTTCGCAAGCTGGTCTACCAAGTTTTGAGAGCGCTGCTCTATCCGATCGCTGGCCTTCTCCGCAAACGAGGCGAACTGCTCCGCCTGCTCTGCCGATGGGTCACGCAGGGAGCTGAAGATGGCGTTGTTCAACTCGTTGATGCGCTGGCTGATGCTGGAAAGCTCAGATGCGTCACTGACGCTGCCAATGCTGTTGAATAGCTGGTTGCGCTCTTGGAACCGGGTCTGGCGAAGCTGCTGCTCAGACATGACCGATTCGCGGATGCGTTGAGCAGACGAGCCGAACATTCCCGCCGCCTGGTCACTGACCTGAAGCAGGGATTGCGCAAGCTGCATGGCGGTTGACTGGTTCGCCTGGAGCGCGGCATTCATCTCCTGAGCGGCCACAGCGGAGCCGTCAAAGTTCATCCGCAGCGTGCGGATAGTGTCAATCTGCTGCTCGTAGGCTTGAGCAAGAGACGAGGGACCAGTAAGAGAGTCGCGCAGGCGCTCTATGGGATTGGATGAGGTGAGCCGGTCCATGCTTACCACGGCATCGGCAAAGGCCATCATCTGATCAGACGTGCCCTTGAACTCACCAATAAGCCGCTTCATGGTGTCTGACAGGCCATTGGCCCCGTACACCACTTGCTTGAATATTTGCTCTATGGCCCCGGCCTCATTACCCGGGCCGAAGTTACTACCGCCGACCCTGATACCCGACCGACCAGAGACAATATCCAGTGCCGCAGATGATCCGCCAATGATTCCAGCGACCTGCTGGGCAAACCCTGCAAGCCCTCCTACCTGATCGACGCGCCCCTGGTCGAAGGTGTTACCCACACCGCCGATATTGGACATTCCTGTCCCGAGGTTGATCTGTGCGCGGCCTGCGTTCTCGCCGTTGTTGTTACCACCGAACAGGGATTCAATACCACCGCCGAGGAATGAGCCAACACCAGCGCCCAGAGGACCGCCAAGTGCGAACCCCAGCGTGCCGCCGAGGCCAGAGCCAATGCCTGATGTCTGTCCAAACACCTGATTCGACGCGAAGCCACCTAAAAGACCGGCACCGGCACCGGCGAGAGTGCCGCCCAGGGTCATGTTGTTTGCGTTGTTGAACGCAGTACCGGAAAGGCCGACCAGAGACTGACTGCCCGTTGCCCGACCAAGCTGGAAAAGACCTTGCCCGACCAGATTGGATGCGCCTGCGCCGAAACCGCTAATCGCTGACCCAATGCCGCCGAGGCTAAACCCGCCGGACCCTAGCATTCCGCCCGCATTCGCCGCCTGCCCTGCTGACATCATGCCAACGCCGACCATAACCCGATTAGCCGCCGCAGTGGCTATCATCTCCGCTACCGTGCGCTTGAACAGGTCCGCAAGGTCGCTAAAGGCGAACTTTCCGTCTACTAGAATTCGCTGGAAGAAATCACCAAAGCCGTCGCGCATCCTTTCGATTCCTCGGATGTAGGCGGTGGCCATAGCGGGGGCTTCCTGCTCGGCGGTCGCGGTGATCTCGGGAAGCGTGGCTGTAATACGCTGCGCTGTTACCTCAATCTCTTGCAGGGAGCCATCCATAGTGGCGCTGGATTGAGAAAAGCGCTCTGCGGCCTCAGAGAAAACACGGGGCAAGTCCTCGCTCTTGCGCGTGACGTTGACAGTGACTTCCTCAAGGCCGTTCATGGTGGCGATCAAATTCTTCAGCTGGCGCTCGTAGTTAGCAAGCTCCTCCCGGTTCCTGTCTGCTCTCGCCCGAATCCAGGGGAAAAGTGAATCCTCGTCAATCTCGATGGCTTTCTTCAGGTTATCTATCTTGTCAGTCAGGCGCACGAAGTCGTTTTCGCGGATGCTTCCGAAGAAGGCGAACACCTCATCCTTCAGGAAGCCCATAACCCTTGCTGTTTCGAGGCCCCACTTGATGAGCCCGGACGCATCCTCAATGAAGTTGTTTACTGCCCTTTTGTTGGCTGGGTTTGACAGTGCCTGCTCGATGCTTTCGACAGCGGCCACGATCTTGGGTGCAAACTCAATAGCAAGCTCCTGCGAAAACCCCTGAAACCGATTGCTCAGGCGGTTTACCGCATCATTTGCGGCCTCTGCTTTGGCGGCATCCAGTCGATTAAGGGATATTCCAGCCGCGTCGGCCTGGCGGGCGAATTCATCAAGCGCCTGCGTTCCCCCTTGCATGGTCTGGACTAGGGACACCCCCTCAGAGTCAAAAAGCTTCATTGCAAGGCGCACGCGGTCCGACTGGTTTTCTACGCCCTGCATGGCGTCAGTGATGCGCCGGAATGTCTCATCGGGGGAGAGGGCGTTAAGCTCCCCGGCAGACAAGCCAAGCTCCTTGATGGCGTCTCTCGCCTCACCCGTCCCGTTCGCAGCCTCTGCGACGCGACGCGTCATTCTCTGAAGCGCCATATCCAGCGTTTCAGTGCTGACGCCGGTCTGCTCAGCTGCGAACCGCAACCGGGCAAGATCCTCCGTCGCGATTCCAAGACGATCTGAAACCTTCGCCAGCGAGTCCGCAGTCTTGAGCCCAGATCGAACCATCGCGCCCGCGAATGCCGCGCCCGCTGCACCCGCAGCAATGCCCCACTTTGCCACGCGCTTCGTCAGGTCGCCGAACTGTCGGTCAATACGCTTCAGGGTCTTTGTGATACTCCCCGTCGACGTATCAATCGTCTTTTCGGCTCGCCGCATTTCTCGACGCAGACCTTCCGTGGTCGCGTCGATACGCAGCAGCAGATCGGCTACATCATTGGCGGCCATAGTTCATCCTTTGGCTTTGCGGGCACCGGCTGCACGTAGATTCATCAGCAGGCTTTTCGCGAGTTTTTGCTTGTCGGGTGGCTTTTCTTTCTCGGGAGGCGCACCGAAGGGGTTGGTCATCTTCACCCAGTCAATCTTGGCGTTTACTGCCGCCATGATTTCAGGGATCGGAGTATTCCAGGCGTCCGCCGGTCGCCATCCAAGCCAGCCGGTCGCAACGCCATAAAGCCACTCGATATAATCCTCTTCGGTGTTTATTCGCCCGCCGACTGCTCGTTTCCCGGCTCTTCCTCTTCGTCCTGCCCGCCACCGAGCAGTTGCTCAAGGAACGGTGACAGCTTGCGGACAACAGACTCTGTGCCTTCCTCGAAGATGCGTTCAAACACTGCGTCTACCTTCTTTGCGGGCTGGCCAGAAGCGAGCACGATGATTTGCGCAATCGCATACTCGTTCATGTCAGAGCAAGCCGTGAGAACCTGCCGCAGCCCTCCCATTCGCAGGCAAAACTGCTTACGCACCTCAAGGGAATTGGACAGTTCGTACTCTTTACCGGCCAGGCTGATCGTGGTGGTGCCATTGACTATAGAGCCCATTACGCAGCATCCACTTCAATCAGGCCGGTGTTGATGGCAAGGCTGATAGATACACGCGGGATACCATCAGCGCTGTTGCCCTGGTGGCGGTATGACATCACCTTGGCGCTGAAGTAGACGGTCGTCGCGGTCACAACCGGAGAGGCATCAGCATCGCCGTCAGTGAAGACGATCTTCACGTTGTAGTCATCCTGATCCGTGTCGTTCATGGCAGTGAGCAGTGCGGCCTGACCGGTGTCGCCCTTGTCCATTCCGACCACGAGATCAAACGTTCCCGCGTCACGGGTGCCCTTGAACTTGCGGACACGACCATCTTTCAGGTTAGAGAAAGTAACCGGGTTGAAGACGTCGCCGAATTCACCGTGGTTTTCGACCTCGCCGATTTCGGTATAGGAATCCGCCTCGTACTCGGTTTGGTTAGTCGCCGCAGTCGTCGTGCCGAGGTAGATGCGGATCCCGAGAGAAGTATTAACAGCCATGTAGCACCTCCACAGTGCGATTGATGAACATAAAAAAACCGCCCGGAGGCGGCTGTCTGAAAAACCTAGGTTTACCCGTGTTCAACGAGCACGCTTAATCTCACCCGGCCCATGTAGGTCAATCCATCCGGCTCGGGGTTGGTGTCCTTTTCCATAACCTGCATCCCGGCTATTCTTCCGGCCGACAGTGCAAGCTTCTTGTTATGCAGTGCAGCGCTGATCTCACCCATGATGTCCAGCACTTCCCGCTCGCCGCGATAGGTCGAATAAACAGAAAGGTAGATATCCTTTCGCTCTTTCCTCGAATTAAGGAAGTCAGCAGTCCTTGATTGCTCGCTGCCGATCGTCACATAGGGGTATGCACTGCCCTGCGGGACGTGGTCATGCACGTTTACCGAAAGAGCGGCATCAAGCGCGGCATGTATTGCCGTGCGGAGCGCTATACCCGGGTCGCTCACAGCCGCCTCGCCTTGTCTACCGCGTCTTGTATCGCCTTGGCGACACGGCTTTGAACCTCGGGCTTCCTAGCCTCCCACGTTGGGCCGATAAATGGGCGTGCTGGCATCGCGGGGATGTCTGCCTCGGTGCCGAACGTCTCACCAGCCCCGGAGAGCACCTTCTTGCGATCCACGGACACTTCGTGGCCTTTGGTGCCGAACTCAATGAACCGGGCATAGAAACCTTTTGCTCGACCCTTCTTGCCGCGAAATCCCACTTCGGCCCGGAGTCCGTTTTTTGACACCTTGCTGCTAATGGTCTCGGCGAGATTCCGCGTGTTCTTCGGAACCCTCTGGCGCATTTCGCGCTCAAGTATGTTGGCGCTGTCCTGCATAGCGGCTTTGACGTTGTTATCCGTGGCAGTAAGGATCCGGCGCAGTTTTATCCTCGCCCGGGTGCTGGTAACGGCGGTCATTGCGCCACCCCCATATCGGCTTCCATCTTCAGGTAATTTGACCGGGGCTTACGATGAACGGCGCGAATGTTCAGCAGGCGATTGCCGCCATTTATCCACTTGATGCGGTCGCCCTCGAATACTTCTCGGTTTCGGATAATGACCACATAGCCTGACTCTGCCCGCACCTGGTCCGCGAACTGCCGCTCTCGACCGCTCATCGGGCGCACAGCAGCCCACATAGGGCCGTGCCTGACCGTCCAGGTTAGCTCGTACCCGCCCATGCCATCGGCGACCCGGGATTCCTGCTCGATCTGGATGCGGTCGTCCATCTCCCCTATCTGCCCGCGCATCAGGCTTTCATCCTGCGGAAGCTGAACAGCAGGCTCCTGGCGGTGCGGGATGCATTAGCCACCGTGGATCCGACAACCGTGCTTGACCGGCTATCGTAGAGGTCAGAGACCAAAAGCAAGATGGCGGCTTTCATTTGCTCTGGAACCTCGGAATATCCCGTCACGAAACGCACGGTCACCGCCGCCGTCTGGTTCCTGGTGGCGGGCCACTCCTGGTTGTATTTCAGGTAAAGGTGCGCGCTTGTCTCGCCGAGGTAAGAGGCGTACACACTTGATGGCACGGTCTGCTCGGCACCATTGCCGTCGATGTATTTCACGCTGTCTATGGAAAGGATCGGAGATATGGGGATTTCCAGCTTATCGCGCGGGAACTCGTCCAGTTGGTAATCCCACGTTCTGGAAAGGATCTGCCGGTCCGTCTCGCGCTCCGCAATCATCCTTGCTTGAGAGATGAGCGACGTTATCAGTACGTCATCCTCGGTGATGCCGTCCATCTTTAAATGCTGTTTCGCCTCCACTAAAGAAACTGGCTCGACGTATGTGCGCGAAACTTGGGTCAGCATAGAGCCTCCATAATCGGGCCAACTGCGGCTCCCGTTGATATTTCCTCAAGACTCCACTGCTTCCAGGCCAGTCGCGAGGCCCAGACCTCTCGATCCGGCATAATCCGCTCGCGCACCTGATGGCCGGTGACATCCCACGCCATTGCGCCGCGATCAAAGGTCAGACAGGGGATGCCAGACAGAACAGACTCGACCGTCGCGTTGCTATTCCATGCAATGACCAGATGAGCGCCGTCCAGCGCCTCATCCATAGGGCATATCAGAGTCTCAATACCGGGTATCTCGCAATTCATGCCGCGATCCACGCAGACGGGGTGCGGCCTGAAGAATACGGGCATCTGGTGAAGCCTTTCGGCGTCTTTTGCCACTTCTGCGTACCACTTCGTCAAATCCCGGCCTGCAAGCGACATGTCACCCGGCACTTGACCCATAATCAGCACGTAATCCCCGGATTGTCGCCAAGGCTGCATGGAAAAGTGCGAATCAAAGCGGCTGATATCGTCTATTTCGGGGAATTTGGCGCGATTATTTAGCCCGTTCCAGCCCAGAGATAGCCAGTAATCGCGATCCCCTATATACCCATGCTCAATGACAAGCACATCATGGCCGCGACGCCGGAACTCCAGGCCGTTTCTCCAGCCCCAGCAGGCCACTTTCTTGGTGCTGAAAGACCGGGAATGGGTGTAAATAGCGCCATACCCCTCTGCTTTTAGGCCATCACACAGCGCCTCTGCCGCGACGATCTGGTGCCTAGCACGCGGATTTGCCATGACCGTTACTTGCATATGACGCCTATGCCCATTTTGCTATCCGTGTCTACAAATTCACGGGTCTTTTGGCTTGATTGCAGCTCACGCCACAGCAAGGGCACCTCAACCGCCCGCTTTGAGCGCTTATCAACGACTCCGTCGCCGACGATGTCGTGGAAAGCCACGATAGGGGCGAGTGGGCCGTACATTTTCCAATCTGAGCGCACCCCCTCTAAGGAGTGGTCGCCATCAATCAGAACGGCATCGAACGGGCCGAAAAATTCGACCATTTTGAGCGTCTTTTGTAGCTTGCTGTCGCCCAGCAGCATGGCGGCTGCGCTGCCGTGCTGCATAATGTCCGTCACCGCCGCGTATAGCGCAGAGTCGCTGCCAGATTTACCCCATAGCGCCCCTGGGAGGTCCACGGCAAGCCCAAAACTAGCCTCGGGCAACGCGTTCATGATGTGGTGAAACGTGTCGCCATGCCTTGCCCCGATTTCCAAGTATCGACGGACGCCACGATCAACCAGAAACTGCGTGAACGCCTCCAATTCATGCGAGTTCTGAGACGCCTTCCTGCCCGAAAATGTCTTCACTCAGCACGCTCTCCAGGCTGCGGCATGGAAAGGCATCCAGCCCTGTGTCTCTGGTGCAGTTCCATATCTCTATTCCGTATTCATGGGGTTGTATCGTCCGAAAAGCGGCTCGGAAAACGCTGTAGTCGGAGTTCTGCCGCAGAGACTTCGGGTGCCGGCCAAAGAAGTGACCGCCGCCCTGCATGTCATACCCCAGAAGGCCGATTCTGGTCGCGCCCATGAGGTACGCGAGATTGATGGCCTGATAACCTGAATTGCGCCCTGCGTGCAGTACGCCATCGCGCTCAGATAGCCCGGGCAGCGGTTTAACGTCCATTCCAGTGATGCCTGACCGGCTTAATATGTCCTCACCCCAGCCCTGACGCGCCGTGTAAGGCGCTCCACGGCACTTCCGAACGCCCTGTCGGTGGACATCCCACCACGCCTTGTCTGCCGCGTAGTGTGCATTTGCCCATGGAGCGAACTTGTACGCATCATTGACCGTTATGCACGGCAGATGCCTAACTAGGTCGCAGTCCTCCTGCGTCAGGCTGGGTCCGCTGGCAATGCAAAACCACAAGACCGGGTCTTTTTTGGGCGGCCTCGACGCTTTGGCCCCTCCGCCCATCCGTTGTCAATGGCCACTTTGGCCAATGATCCGCGCACCTTGTCTCCGGGTGCGAATGGCCGCACCTGATGTTCTCCATCAGGAACGCCCTTGAATTTTTGAATGACTGTTGCTTCCATGATTCCCCGAGCATAAAAAAGCCCGCACTTGGCGGGCTGAAAGTTTCTCGTTTCTTCTACATCCTACGCTTTACGCGGCTGCCGTTCAGGCGACCGACAAGCCACATTTCTCCCGTCCTTTCGCATTGAAATACGCCGTCATCATCCGCATGGAAAAGGGCACCAGAAAAGCCTACATTGATAGGAATAACGGTGTTCACCCTATCAACACGCCGATTAACCTCTGCTATGCGCGGCGTCACATCTTCTAGATTATCCAAATCTCGCTGATTCATGGGCCTGCCTCCTGCTCGCCGGGGGCCATGACGTCCGCCGCAGTCCTAAGGAATCCCGCTACACGCTTACGATGCGCGATGTCGCCCTCGTTAACAGCGAGCGTGAAACCAGTCAAAAAATCCATTGCAGAAAACGTTTTCCGTATGGGCTGGTCAGCCCCTTCAACAGATATGGCTATAACTAGCTCGCCCCCTGAATCCTCAATGGACAAATATCGTATTTGATCCAAAAAATCGCGTTGCAAACCATCATAAAAAGAATCAAATCGATCCGAGCCCATAAGGCTCTCTAGATGGTTGATATTAATATCGTTCATAACCGTCACCTTTCAGTTATCACCGTAAAAAGTTGCGGCAGGCTGGCGGTGTTCCAGCTTTTCGGGGGCTACCCTAGCCGCACTTTATTCTAGCCTATATCAGCTAGTAGCGCACTTGACGACCTTGATTGCATCATCGTTCTTCAGCTTGCCGCCTACCCGCTTGCGGATGTAGAACTTCACCTTGCCTGGAGTGGTGTACGGATCAATCGTGATTCGCGTACCAACCAGGTCGACGAGGCAGTAGCCCTCGCGGAAGTCGCCAAAGGCAACCGGAAGCGCATTGGCACCGATGTCAGCCATGTCCTCGGCCTCCGTGACGGGATAGCCCATCAGCGTGGATGCCTGCCCCATCGCCATGCCCGGAGTCCACAGGTAATTGCCCTCGGAATCCTTGAACTTACGGAGAACTGACAGGGTGGCCTTGTTCATCAGCCAGCGGGCGCTTGCGCGATACCCCGCCTTCAGTGAATAGACCGCATCCAGCAGGACATCGCTCGGATAGGAGAGCCCGGGGCTGGTGACATCCAGAGTGCCGAAGCCATCCGAAACACCAGTCGGCAGGTACTCAAGAGTGCCGAACGCGCGTGCGGGCGAGTCCTCGTCACCAACAGCCACCGGAGAGCCATTCAGGAAGCCGGTGGGCTTCTTGGTGCCGTTACCGGAGATAACAGCGATGCCCTCGCCCTTGGCGTGCTGGATGGCCGCTTCGTTCTCGATCCAGCCCTGTACGTCCACAAAGAGATCGTTAAGCGACTCCTCGGTGGCGAACATGTAGCTCTGAATCGTTCCGAAGGTCGGCGCAACTTCTGCCAGCTGCGGGGTAGACTGCTCGCTGCGGGTATCGCCTTCACCGACCCACTCATAACCGCCGCCATGCACATTGACGAGGATTTTGTAGTCGGTCGTTGACGCCGTGCGAACATCCACAATGCTGCGCATCGGGGAAATGTCCACAATCTTGGCTGCGATGTTGCGGTCGATGACCTCGGGGAGCGCATAGCCGCCACCGGCATCGGACCCGACCGTGACCTCCATCTTCCGCTGCGCCTCTTGCAGGCGCGACTGGGCCTGCTGGTCCTTCGGGCTTCGAAGGGCCGCGAAGAACGCGTCGCGGTGCTCGCGCTGCTCTTTGGTGATGGCGTCAGGGTCGATGTTGGCACGCGGGGTGCTCATCTCAGCCTCGGCCTTGCTGATGCGGTCGGTCAACTCCTCAATATGGGAGTTTGCGGCCTCCAGTTTCGCCTGAACTTCGGGCACTACCGTGCCGGTCTGCTCAAGCTGAGCCAGGCGATCGTCGTTGGCTTTCTTGAACTCATGGAACGCATTGCCCTGCTCTTCCAGCAGGGACTTGATTTCTGAAATGGACATAACGTCCTCCTGAATCAGTGTGTGTATACCTTTCCGCGATGCTGAATGAGGCTCATAAGCTCCTCGTCTACCTGGTCATCAGCCTCTAGCCGATGGTCAGGGTCAGCCTCACACCGACCCAAGCTGAGGTCATGGATATAATCCTTGGCCTCTTTTTTGCTCATCCCCACCTCACGCAGGATGGCCTCCAATCCTCGCGCATCTGCCTTATGTTCATGGGTCGCGGACATCCCATCAGGCGCGTGCGCGAAAACTGACAAATCAAAAAGTGATTCCGGCTCGCTGCCGGTGAATACAGAATCGATGAAGCCAGCCTTCTTGGCCTCGTCTGCGGAGTACCAAGTCTCTGCGCTCATGGCGGCGCGGACATCGTCTTCCGATAGCTTGCTGTTGCGGGTGTAAGTCTTGACGGCGGTCTCTGACAGCTTGTCGAGAATATCCGCCTCTTTGCGCATGTCCTCAGAATCACCCACCACCACAGACCACGGGTTGTGGATCATGAAGAAGGCGTTTTCGGCCATCTCCACCGTATCCCCAGCGAGGGCGATAATTGACGCCATAGAGGCGGCGAGGCCGTCAATCTGCACGTTTACCTTTGCAGGGTGGCGCAGCAGTGCGTTATATATCGCCGTGCCGTCGAACACACTCCCACCGGGAGAGTTAATCCGAAGGTT